ACGTCCCACGTAGGATGGGTAGGTATTGGGTAGTTGTTCATTTTGCGTTCCTCCTTATTAGTTCTTTGGCTACTTTGGTTACTGAGTCCAATCCGTATGCGCCGCATGGACACCACTTCCTGAACGGATCGACGTTCATGTCCGGAAATACTCTATCGCAGAGGCCATGTGAGTTAACGTGGTTTAGACCCACAAACGGACAGGTAAAGTGCCTTCGGTACCCCGGCAGCTCCAGCCAGGTCTTGATTCTCTTTATGTGAAAGTCATGGAGCTTCACGTCCAGGTTCTTGTTCACCTTGCTCTCCTTTCCACTTCTTGTAAGATTTCTGCTTGCTCCCTCAGCAACTCCATAACGCCAGTCATGTTATAGACATCCTTAGAGAATGCGTTTAGCTTTTCCTGCTGTAGTTCCTGAAGAGCGTCGACCTTGTACTCTAAGCTGGCAAGCCGATCCCTAAGATCTACAGTCAAGAAGCTCAGTCCTATAACTACGACAATCACCGTGAAGAAAACGACCGTGACTATGAACCCGATGATGCCTTTCATTCGACGCTCCTCCATCCTCGAACTTGGGAAGGTGCTAAAAGTTCGTCAATCATAACTGTTCGTTCGATGTAGCATCCGTCCGCGTCTGGCGTCCTGGATGCTTTGTAAAGAAGTAGGTTAATCCTTCCATGCATTCGAGCAAAGATCGAGCAAGCCAGTGAAGACATAACAGAGAGCCCAGTGATGAGAAGGAAATCTTCCTTATCGGACTCCTTAAGGTGTCGAACGAACTCCCGATACATATTGGCTACTGCATAACGGTTGATTGCGCCTTCAGAAAGAAACACAAGCTCACCGAAGCGTTCAGCATCCGAGTGGTCATGGCAGCCGCGGTTGACGACGAATACCTTTTTCATCTTATGATCTCCTTAGCTCGTCTGATCACGTAGTTGAGGGTTAGTACCTGGCAAGGACAATGATGAAGACCCTCCCTGACGGTACTGGGAAACATCCTTTGGCATATATCCTTGCAGGGGATGTGAGTCGCTACATCCGAGCCAGTGAAGGGACAGACGCCCTCCTTGTAATTCATCTGCCCAAGTCCTATTTCTTTAAACGTAGGCAACGCCAGCCACGCCCTAATAGCGGCCTTGGCGCCCTTTGGTAGTCTGAATCTTTTCATTTTTCTTCTCCCTTCTTGTCCTTATTACGTTGTTTACTGTCCACACTGGAAGTCCAAGTCGACGAGAAACGACAGCAGTGCTCAGGCCTTGTTTCTTGAGCTTTAGAATCCTCGCAACTTGCTCGTCCGTGGTGCGTGACTGATAAGGGCCTTTCATCGCAGCGCCGTGAGGTTGTGGAAGATGTCCCACACCACTTCCGGAACGTCCTCCTTCTTGAACACAAGTGAGTTCCAGTAAGTCTCGGAGCTCTCTATAGGACCTACCTCTGAGGCACCGTGACAGAAGGAGACGAAAACGTACTTCTCCTCAATGTCAATGTTAGTCACATTGTCAAGGTTGATTATGAAGTCGTTAATCCTTATCCACATGGTAGTTCTCCTTATCTTCTATCGGTTTATCTACAACACCAACGAACACCGGAAAACGAGGGACGCCCTTTCCCACTGTGAGATGTTGATACTGGACATGGCATAGTCTTCCTGCAAGAACTTCTCGGGTATCCCACAAGCTTGCTCGATCTTCATCCGTAAGTCCTGAACCAACACTAAAAGTTGTTTCGTCGGAGCCTCGACAAACAAGGGCTCCAAGGCGACCTTTGGCGTTACCGTTCTTGTCGATCTCTTCCTTATAGTCAATGATTTCATAGAAGTCGTCCTTCTTAGGTTTGAACTTCATCATCATTGGTGAGCGACGGCGAACGTACTCGTTGTCGATGTGTCGTACGACGATGCCCTCATAACCTTGCTCAATTAACTGATCGTAGGTCTTCATGATGTCGTCAAGTGTCCAACATGGAACAGTTGGTACTGAGAACAATGGAGGCTTGAGGTCCAGTTCTGGAACCACCCTTGAACGTACATGCTGCGGGCCACTAACGACGACATCAAATACATGGAAGTTTATCGCCTGGTAGTCAGGATGGAGATTCTTGGTGCGACTGACGACAGAGTGAATTTCCTCGAACGTCCAGCCGTGAGCGTAGAGCTCGCCGTCAAGCTCATGAGAGGTTAGTAACTTGTCCGCTGCCTCGTTGATGTGAGGTACGGACACGATTACGTTCTCCTCGCTTGAGAGAAGAAGATAAGCTCCGCCTACGGGCACTGCCCTACATCGTTCGCCGTCGAACTTCGGCTGAACCAAATAGGGTGGATTCCATCGAGCAAGACGCTTCTCCTCAAAAGGGTAACATAACATTATTCCGGAGCGTTTAGTCCACTGATGGTTGTTCATGTTGCACCTTCCTTGTTTCTTCCTCTATCTTCCGAAACGCCTCGTCCCAGGTTTTAGCTCTCCCAGAGACGCCATATCCCTGTGGCTGTTTAGGTAAGCTACTGTACACTTGCCTCTGAGCTTCAGTTTTTCCGTTTGAGTATCTGATCAGTTCGGTTTTGGCTGTTACGTACGCCTCAGGATAATCTTTCGCCATTTTGGCGAGTGCTTGTCGTATGCTTTTTACTTTACTCATCTTATTCTCCTTTCTTACAATCTGGACAAACAGGCGGCGGCATCTTCCGGCTGAAGTTCACCATCTTGATCTCCTCAACGAATTGCTCACCACAAACGGAACAAATAGAATGACTCGACCAGGTTTCCTTTACGTCCGCAAAGGCCACGTCAAGGTTCAGTGGACCGCCTTTGGCTCGTCGTTGTTTCACGTCCCTCGCCCTCATGTATTTTGTTGTGGAAATTAGAAGCAATTTAAAAGGGCAAGGGAGTTACCCCTCACCCTCTATAAGCCGGCTAGCGAGCCCTAGCCAGAAGCTTTCTCGGTCCCGGCAGTCTTGATGTCTTTCTTCAAGTCTGCCAAAGCGGCAATCTGCTCTTCCGGTGACATGCCAGCAAACTTGGCCTTGAAGGCGGCGACTGGATCACTTACACGCTCGATGGCAACGCCTGGCTTCCAGGCAGCCATAAGTTTGACGATTTCCTCGGCTGACTTCTTGGCCTCAAGGTAGCGCCGCATAGCAGCCTGAGCAGTGATCTTCGCACTGGCTTTAAAGTTCGAAAACACCACGGCTTCGCCAAACTTGGTGATGGCATCTTCCAGACCCTCACCGAAGTCTACATAAATCGTAGCTTCTCTGTCTTCGTCACCGACCTTTTTCTTGGCCTTAATTTCTACGTCCGCCATGATTCGTTCTCCTTGTTAAAGTTCTTGTTGATAGGTTTTAGTTTTTGGTAGGAACAATTAGGCTAGATCATATTACGCCTCCTTTCGCTTTCTCATGATATGACAAAAGCATCATAACATAATGTTGGTTAGTTGTCAATGTAATAATTGACATTTTTAGGCCTAGGATCACAGATTGACTCCAATGCTTCTCTGTTCATAAAATGAACGAAGTTGATCAATCGAGCTCCTTTTCATACTTCCATGCCACAGCCTTCAGCAAGGCCAGAGCCTTCCCAGGCCTGCGTTTGGCTATTCGCTCGATCTTCGGGATGAAGCCAGCATCGAGGAAGTAGCGATACTTCACGTTGTTGATAAGGACGCCGATTTCACCACAAGCAAGAGTGTAGCGGATGGCGAAGTTAAGCTTTTTCAACTCAGTATCCATGTCCAGAACTTGGCTATGTAGAATCCCTCGGTCACCAAGTAGGCGACGCCCACGAGGAACAACACGTAGCACGACCATAACATGATTCTTCTCATGCGTAAGCGTTTAGGACGACCGCGGACGCGATGAAAAGTCCTAACAAAAACATCGCCAGTTGTAGTGCATACTTGTGTCTCATCTCCTCTCCTCCTTCTGTTCAAGTTTTCTGTTGACAACGTTCCAACACCTCCTTGCTCTTAGAGGTCTTCTCGAACTCCAACAGTGCTCGAAACACATCAGGTTCGAGATACACTCTGTCAGTTGGCACCTCGTGATCGTTGGCGTGGAGCCAGATGCCGAAGCCATCAAAGATGGCATAAACGCCGTCTCCTAAATACGAAGCTGGTGCCCTTCCACCTTCGAAGTTTATTATTTCCATCTTTATCACCTCCTTTCCATCTTATTGCAGAAGCCCTCACACCGAAGCATGAGGACAACTGTAATACTACGGAAGCGGTTCAAGTGCTATACCTTGAATCCAAGGATCCTTGTTAGCACCTGATTTGCCACTGGAGTAACCAAGCATACCAGTAGCAACCTGGCCACCGTCCTGTGTGGCGTTTAAACTGCCACTAACGCCACCAAGTCCGATGCCCCAACCAGTTGCGTACATTGAGAAGTCCACGCCCTGACGGGTAATGTGTACTGTGTTAGAACCCATCTTGTTCGCAATGAGTAGCGTCAACTGAAGGGCATCCAGGGACGTGAAGTCCTTACCTGCCTTAGCCATGACATAACCCCGGCGTTGGTAACGCTTGTCAGCCACATTCTTTTTGCCAGTGTAGATGACCGTCACGACCTGCTTCAGAGCCTCGACGTTGGTGACACGCTCAAGCCCGTTCGCTTCCAACATTTCGTTGGAAAGACTTGCCTGCAGAGATCCAATGGTGAATGCGTTTCCATAAAGCAGGATGTCTGCAAGTGGCCGAAACCTGAAGCCAGGGTTGTCAGGACCGAAGTAGGGAATCAACTGAGGGAATTTCAGGTCCTGAGGCACGACGTTCATAGGGATCTTGGAACCCTGGTGAGTCGTGTTGATAACCGCCAAGGACTCCGCCGTGGAACCTGCCAAGGCGACGCCAGCAAGAAATAGAAAGCTTACTGCGAAAACCAGCAGTGAGATCATTATGCTTTTCATGCTTATTCTCCTTTGAGGTTAGGACTGGCCAGGATCGGCCAGCCCAGTTAAGGTTTACAGTGAACCTAAACCAACGTGACTCTCGGAATGTGTAGGACCACCTGTGGATGAATAGGAGGTATGGGTAGCGTTGGCACTGCTACCGCTAACTGCAGATGTACCACACGTATGAGCATACCCGCCATCAGCAATATACCTGTCACCTCTGCCACCGGAGTCGTAACTGTAGTCAGCATATCCACCAGTCCATGCCTCTCCACTACCCTTTTGAGCATAAGAACTGGCCTCAACTCCTCCACTGCCTGATACGTTAGCATAGCGACGATCTGCACTACCGTATCTATCGGCATTCGCTTCTCCATAACTTCCTACAGCACCCCAAGCCGTACCAGTATTCTGCCATCCAGTAGTCTCGCTGAGTCCGCCGATAGCGCCACCAGTGGTTTTAGAAAAACCATGAATCTCAAGGTCAGGTCCTTTCTCATAGGCCCAATAACTGGCATCACTACCTTGATCCCCTTGAACCCACTGATTTCCATAGGACAGTTCGCCTCCTGTGTACTGATAGCCATATCCCTCTATCTCGACTTCTGCTCCTTTGCCAACTGCCCACGCTCCAGACCGCTCAAGGGATTGTGAAGAATAGACACCACCCAAAACTCCATCTGAAGTAAGGCTACGGAAATGGCCTTCTTTTGTGTATCCTGGATAACCAAAGACTCTGGCTCTGGTGTAAGTGTCACCCACTGCATCAGCAATAGCCCAACCACCTGTACCACTGTTGTAGCTATCTGCCAACGCAGGGCCGGCCACAAACAACACTCCAAGGACAATAAGCAAGCTTATTAGCTTTCTCATTTTTGTCTCCTTTCAAATTTTCAAAGAACAAATAAGTTAATGAACATCTACAAGTTAATGAACATCTACAGGTTTCGCCTTGGGTTGACTATCCAACCAACACTCAAGGAGCGTCCAAGGTCTCGAGAAGGTGACCTGGTCCTTGCCCAGAGGTCCAGACCCGCAGGAGGTAGATCCTTGGACGTCCGTTCAATGTTAGTCAGGTGGTTCGGTGCTAATTGTAATCCACAGATTGTTGGCAGGGATACCACCAGAACGTGAGATGGACTGATTCACGTAGGTGATGTCCATCATCGTGTCCTCGCCCTGTACGAGCTCTTCTTGATAACGATCTCCACCAGCCTTGCGTGCTGGTCGTTCAAGTGTGAACTTGCGAGTTAGTTTCATGTTGTTCTCCTTTCGTTTAGGTTAACCAAAGGTCTCGTCCTGACACTTTTGACATAGGTGACTAATGTTAAACTCTTCCCAGCTTAACTTGTCTTTGAAGTCTTCTTTCTTCACGTTGAGCGACCCACAAGAGACGCAGCCGAGATCCTGGGTGGTTCTGCCGAATATTCTCTTTGCGACGCCGTCAACGAACTCCTGCATTTCCTTACTTCTTTCCATATCGAAAGTCTCCCTTCATCTCATAAGGTCCGCGATCAGCTTGTCTTGCTGATCTCTGGACATCTTCTCGAACATATTTCTGAACTTCTCCTTTGCCCTTTCAAGACTATCCTTTGTCTCGTCCTTGGGCACGTGAGTGATTTTTCCTTCTTCTTCTTTTGCCTTGCGTTCTGCCTCCAACGCACGATTCGCCCAGTAGGTGCAGCAGCGATCGAGTCGTTCGTATCGCTGCCGTGCCTTGACGAACTCGGGGTAGATCACTGCGTGACGCCGTTGGCAGTCCGTGGCTCGTTGACGGTGGTTCATAGACTCCTTCCTCCACTATGTTCATAAAATGAACGAAGTTGTTCAAAATCCATCGAAGCGAACCTTGAACGGCAGTGCTCCAAGCGCTGCAAGCAAGTGCGCCGTCTTTCGCTCGCTGGCCAGAATGCACTCAACGATTGAGACGTTGTGGATGGGAAACTGCCTACGCAAGTCCGCGTGGCTCATTCCGGAAGGAAAGCCAGTGATGTTAGACAGTGGCAGCTTGGGCTTGCGTGGTGCTGGTCGGTGTCGGCGTCGTAGTTTAGCTTTGGTCATACTTCTCCTCCTTCCATTATAGGATCTAATACATCAAGTATCTCTTTGACGTCTTGCTTAGTAAGTTCGAACCCCTCCTCGTGGATAAGAGCTATTTGTAGGTCTTGATAAATTCTTTCTAATTCCTCAGTCACTTTGGTTCACCTCCCTTCTTGAGCTAATGTTCAAAGAACGCTCGGGCGGAGGAAAGAGTCAATAAAGTTCCCGAGCGCCCCTTCAACATTAGGCTATTAACTTCTCCAACTCGGCCAGAACATCAGCGGCCGTTTCAGGCTTGGGTTCGGCCTTGGGCTCGTCCACGTGACTCAGCATCTCTTCTGCTTGCTCTGCTATCATTGGAATCTCACTTGTAGGGCCTGTCTCATAGTCAACCAGTGGAGCCTCGTTCTTGCCGAGTCCAGGACCTTCGTACTCTGGCTCGGGAGCCGGAACCTCTTCGACCATCTCCGGTTCCTCACCTGACTCGTACTGCTGTAGGTGTCTACTGGCCAGCTCCTCACGACCAGGGCCTGATGTCGGAACCTCCTCGTCAACCGTCTCCTGTGGTGCTGGCGTTGGAGAAGGCTCCGGCCCATAGTTCTTCTCATGAACTTCCTTCATGCCTGCGTGCCTTTCGATCGGCTTTACCTTTATGCGTGGCAGCTTGACTACCCTCGTACCCGTCACGACGTAAGGCTCGAGACGAGAGTATTGCTCCTCGTCATAGACCTTTCTGTATTTCGTCTTCGAGAACAACGTTCTCACTACCACCGTCTTCTTATTGCTCTTGACTACCTCCGCGTCGAACCAGTCGTGGCCAAGCATGACCTTGACCTTTTGGTTCGGCTTGTAGTCGATGCGGAGTCCTTTGTAACTTGTCTTACCCATTAGCACCTCCTTAAGTTGATACCCAGTCGTGGAACGTGTCAGGCAGTTGGCCCTCAACTATACACTCATCTACGTAGATTGTGTAGTCTAAGTACACACCATTGAGTGAGACAGACCTTTTGCCTATCATCAACCTGATTTCTTCATACTCCCTACCATTTATAGTAATGGTCGCGAGTACATCCTTAATTTCTTTCGCCATTGTCCTTCCCTCCATTAAAGGTTGCCTATTAGGAACACTAAGTCTCCCATCCCTGTCAAAAACGCCACGAGCATCGTGAACAACGATGGCTTCTCAATAAGGTAACTGATGGCAACGGCAGTGCTTAGCAGAACCATGATTGAGTCTAGCATTCTACTCCTTCGGAAGGTGTACGTTGATGAAGTGCCCGCCGACAAAGTCGATGCTCATTAAAACAGGCATCTCGCCCTCGTCGTTTTCGCTTTTGACTAGTGAGACAAGAATTTCATCACCAGGCTCGATCTGTTCCGTGAGTTTCTTTATTAGTTCTAGCCCTGTCATAACTTTTCTCTATTCTTAATTGTTTAAAATCAGTATACCATAATCAAACGCAGATGTCAAGGCTCTATTGGTGTTTTTTTTTGTTCTACGTCATTTTGAGGTCAGGAAGTTTCAGGCTCTTCTACGACCGGAACGCCATTGACGTTGCCAAGCTCGTCATGCTCAGACTTGGAGCGTGCGGCTTGCTTAGCAGTGGCTATCCGCTGCGCGTCGGTGATAACCTGCCCCATCTGAACAGGGTCGCTCGTTATCTTCTTAAGCTCTCCCTCTACATCTGCCTTGGTCCTTCTCGACTTCAGCTCTTTCACGTCCCATCCCTCGTAGTCATAAACTTCACGTTGCATCTCCTCCATGTAGTTCCTACCGCCGCGTCCGCTTGGGTTCAGGTCGCCAAGCCCGAGCCTTGTTAGAATCTCCCTTGCGTCGGTGATGCTCGTCACGCGCTCTGCATGGCCGCCCTTTATCAATATTCCCTCAAACTCCTCAAGCACCAGGCGCATTAGGAAACTCCTGCTCGGAAGCATTTGGCCCTTTATTGCGAAGAATCGTGCTACGGTAGCCAATGTAGTGCTCTTCACTCTCGCTTGCACGAGTGCGTCGCTCTTCTCTTGTCGATACATCGTTTACTCCTTTCCCATTGTTCAGACTATCATACCACATTCAAGCGTAGATGTCAATTTAATATTTGGTGGAATTGTATGCGGTGACGCGATTGACTTGCGTGACTCGACTGAGTGTATGTTGTATGCCACCCCCCCATGCCTTCCTGCCAATGGTCGAACGAAGATGACTTGTTGTCCAACTACGTTCATATTATGAACGAAGTAGCCGAGAGAGAGAGAGAGAGAGAGAACAATTCTTCTTTCTCTTTCCTTCTTTCTTTCTATATTTTTTTTTAAATGTTGTGGGTTTGAGGCCCTAAGCCTTAGTTCTGGCGGTAGGTGAAGCCTTCATCTTCGTTCATGGATTTGGCGGAAGGGCCTACCCCCCCGCATACAACATACAGTCACGCAAGTCACGCGAGTCACGCGAGTCATTGTATACATTCAAACGAACGAAAGCCCAGGCAGTTCTCACTACCCAGGCCCTTGTGGCGTTAGTTGAGATCAGGTTCGATGATGTACCACGCCTCTCGATACCAGTCAGTGTCTTCGTCTTTGCAACGCTTGTCGATGTGATCGACTGCCTTCTGCTTGGAATCGTACGCAGCCACGAAGTGACTGCCACAATAAGGGTCATCGTCGTGCTCCATGATGATGTAGATCTTCACGTTCTCACCTCCCTTCATTGCTTGCCTTACTTCATCCAGAAGTATAACACTGCCATCGCTTCCTTGTAACTCCAAAACGGTCCTACTGCTGACCTCGGTGGGTCTTGCAAACTTCCACCGAACATTAGAATCGGTCTTGTTGCCACGACTGGCTCACCATACTCTTTAACTATCCACCATGTTCTCATTCTGTTTCACCTCCCTTCATTGTGTAGTTGCTTACCATTAGGTGATCTGGTGGTTCTAATGCGACCTGCTTGTTTTAGGTTCTGTCCTTACTTGGTCTTTCGTAATGCTTCTAACCCTGCGAGGTGCTCTGCTTGCTGCTCAGGACTCAGTCCTGCAAACAAGGCCGCGTAAGCCTTCGTCGGGTCTGTTGCTTGCTTCCCAGCGTCCAATGCACGTACGGAGTAACCGGTTTTTTCCAACTCATCTAAGTCCTTGGTCTTCATCTTTTTTAAAACGCGCTGGATTGAGATGATTAGATGTGATACTGCCCATGACCGTTCAGTCGCTTTATCAACGCCATCAAAGTCGATGGTGACGTCGATAACTGCTTTGTAACCTTCAGGCAAGTCACCGCCTGATACTGAACATGCTTTAGTTGTTGTGTCCATAGTGTTTCCCCTTTCATTAGCAGGCCACACCAGAACCACCAGTCATATTCTATTGTCAATGAACGTGTTGTTCCCATGCCCTTTCGCATGGTTGATTCCATTAAAACATAGAACACCATGAATGTCAAGGAAATAATTCAATCCACGTTTTGCTATCACAAAATTCAAAGGGGGAAAATAGGTTTCAAAACGCGCGGGAAGGCTTCTGCAGAAAATGTATGAGGTATTAAATACCCACAAAATTGTGATAAAAGTCAACTACGTTCATAAGCTGGCGAGGCCAGCGAAGTGACAATGGATTACTTTGTTCATTTTATGAACGAAGAAGAGGTTGACCTTGGGTTAGTTTGCGAGGCGGCGACAGGTTTGCGAGCGTGCAACGCCTCCCCACAAATGGTTGGAAATGAAGAACGAGGCCAGTTTCCACCCAATAATAACTTGACATCTGATGTGGAATTGTGGTATAGTGAATGATATAATGAAAGAGGTTTAAAGGGAGACAGATTATGGCGTGGAAGATGTCAAGGAGAGCGTTTCTGCTCTTGAATACTGAGGTTGCTTCGTTTACCTTGGATGAAGGAGGGGAGTTTCAGGCAATAAGAACTTGGCCTGGCTATTCAGTAACAGTGAAGGACATAGTCTTGTGTGAGAAGACAGTCAACACTTGGAATCGTGAGATCTGGAGAAGGGTTAAAGCGTTAAGGGGCCTCGACTGTCACTCCTTCATGACAGCAGATGGAAAGCGATATGATGCACGAAATGATTTTAGGATTTATTAAGGGAGACGGGTTATGGAAGACAACTGGAAGCACAGAAGTATGAAGATGAGATGTGGGACGTGTATGTACTTCGTTGAGAAGCTTACAAAGTCTCCACAGCAGGAAGGGCACATTATTGGTCGCTGCAGGCGGCATGCTCCGACAATGAAGGGCTGGCCAGTGTTGTTCTCTGACGATTGGTGCGGAGAGCATAAGATTGACGAGGAGAAGGTTTAAAGGAGAGCAAAGTGATTCAAGAGGCAGAAACTAAAGCTTTGATGGACAAGTTATTAGACCATCTATTCACGTCGTGGCTCAAGGAGCACGCCAGACGCTGCCCGAACTGTGACGAGGGCATAGAGGAAGCTGTTTGCATTTGCTCCGAGTCTGTGCTGAAGATGAAGGAGATCCAAGGCAAGATAAAGGAGGTTCTGAATGGCTCAGGACGCGGAACCTAAAACCGTAATGGATGAGATACTGAACTTGCTTAGTGAGAATCCCGAGTTCAAGCCCAAGCTTGTGTCCAACCCCAGGCACGAACCTAAGCTTATCCACGCGCCGAAGCCACCGAAGGAGAAGTATCACAACGGCAACCGTGGGCCGGACGAGCGCAGAGTAGCTCCCGACAAAAAGCGTACGTTCGAAGTCAGTGAGATGTGGGACGTGCATCACGAGATCGTGCGGCGACTTCTAATTGGACAAAAAGTAGTCAACATTGCTAGGGATCTCGGTGTAAGTGAAGCAATGGTTTCTTACACTCGTAACTCTCCGATCGTGCGTGAGAAGCTCGAGATTATGAAGGGTGCACGCGACGCTGAGACACTTGACTTGGCCAAGCGTATCCGTGAGAATGCTCCACAGTCGTTAAAGCTACTTGAAGACATAATTAGCGGCGAGGTTGACGGAGTACCTATTGGAGTTGGGCTAAGGGCGAAAGAGGCCAACACTATGCTTGCTCGTTCCGGATTCGGCCCAGTTCAGAATATCAAGGGAGCGATCGTTCATGGACACTACACGAGCGACGAAATCGACGAGATTAAGCGGCGTGCTGTTGAGGATGGATTGAAGTCTGGCCTCGTTGTTGAAGGTGAGGTCGTAGAGATGGAAGCCGAGTAATGGATTACGTGCCAAAGTACTTTCAGCCTTATGAACTAGTGCCGAGAAGCACCTATGATCTTTATAAGAGGAGTGGGAAGCTCGATCAAATCTGGTGGCTCTTTGATCCCAGGACTTTGCAAGTTGGCGATCTGATAAGAGAGCGTTATGGTAAGATGATTGCCAACACTTGGTGGTGGGGTGGAGTTCATGAGTTTCGTGGATGGCGTCCTACTCGGTGTTCTGTCGGGGCGAAGCGATCTCAGCATCGTTTTGGTCGTGCAGAGGACTTGGTTCCTGTCGAGGTCGCGGTCGAAGAGATTTGGGCAGATATCGAAGCCGGAAACGATTTTCATTGGATTACTTGTATTGAGAAATCCAGCCACAGGAAGAAGATCACCTGGCTTCACCATGATGAACGAAACTACCGCGGGCTTTTGATCGCTTATCCGTAAGGAGGCAAACTATGAAAGGAAGACCTTTAGCAGCACTAGGAACCGCATTGTGCATAGTTTTGTCTGCTGTGGTGCTGACCATAGTGGTGTCTCTATTAGGAGGCTAAAATGATTCTCGACATCATAGCTTCAATCGGAGGGTTGATTATTCCTCCGGCGTTCAACTTTATCAAGAAAAAGTTTATAAAATCGGAGAATGACACCCCGGAGCGGACGATAGGTGATTTAGCAACGACAAAACCAGAAGTCGTGTCGGATTACGTCCAGGCCTTGTCAACTTTATTGGATGCAAAGGTGAAGTTCTTCAATCGCGACGTGATTGGTTCGCCAAGTCAGTGGGTCGTTGATCTTCGCGCCGCCATTAGGCCGTGTGGAGTGGTTATGGCCTTTATAATCTTAGGCTACATGGTTTATGAGCAAGATGTGACTGTGACCGCGACCGATACCTGGATTGGAATTAGGCTCTCGTGTGAGACTATGATCACCTCCTGGTTCGGGAGTCGGTTCACAATTTCAAAATAACTATGTTCATTTTATGAACGAAGTGGAGGAACAAAATGAGATTCGCTACGCAAACTTCAGGGAAGGCCAAGATTACTTGGAAACAAACTTCCACGAACACTGCAGCAGGTCTGACCGCGGCGAATATAGTTGGGACTGCAGGCCAGAACGCCGTTGGAGCGTTGATTACTAACGAAACGAACGACATCCGTTACACACTTGATGGAACTGATCCTGAAAGTTCCGCTGATGATAACTTTGGTCACGTCATGCCTGCAGGTGGTGGGATTATTCTTGATGACCCTGGCCAGGTGCAGAACTTCCTATTCATCAGCAAGACTGCTGGTAGTCATGGAGTTCTCCATATAACCAGTTTCTTTGCCAAGTTATAAGGAGGTGCGAGATGCAGATTATTGCTAAACCTTATACTGATGCAACTGACGTTGCGGCAAACACTGCAGCGCGGCATACGCAGGGAACTGATACTACGCTTGGCACGATGACTGGCAACATCGTTATGGGAGGCCATAACCTGACTGGCGCTGGAATTATAAGCGGCGGACTTGATGTCATCAATGTCAGTGAGAACACCGAGCTCACTGCAGCTCAGTGCCTTGGATCGATTTGTTTCGTTTCCGGCGCTTATACAGTAACACTACCTGCGGTCTCCACCGTCAATGAAGGAGGTCATGTTTCGGTCTACTCCACTGGGGCGAACCTTGTGAAGCTGGATCTTGATTCCAGTGATCGTTTCGTGCTTGATGGAACTGCCCTTACTGACGATCACATGCTTGACTCCGAGGGCGCTGCTGGTGACTACATTACTGTGGTTAAGGATTCCGCTGCCGGTTGGACAGTTGTAGGGCGTGCAGGAGCATGGTCTGATGGAGGTACTTCGTAATGGCACCAAGTCTGATAGGCTTCACAGGTACGATTGACTCCGGTTTTACCCCCTCTGGCTCTCCCGTAGGCCATTGGTCTGCTGATACCATAACTGGGCTTGAAGATGGTGACCCCGTTGGGACTTGGCCTGACCAAGCTAATAGTAATGATTTAACTCAAGGAACAGCAGGTAAGAAACCTATCTATAAAACAAATATTCAAAACGGTTTACCGTGCGTGCAGTTTGATGGCGCTGATGATTACATGGTGACAGCAGCTTGGACTGAGATAACTCAACCCAACACAATTTTTACCGTGCATGATTATACGATGGGTGCTACGGATTATATTTTTGATAGTATAAATGGCCTTTCTGAACAATCCTTATATTGCCAAACTGGTCAGATGCATTCTAGGTTGGATGCTGGTACAGCAGTGTTAGTTGATCCATATATGTTGCAGACTGGAAATCCTGAATTGGATGTTGTTTTGTTTAATGGAGCATCTTCTTGGTTTAGACAAAATGGAGTTCAATCAAACAATATAAATCCTGGGGCAGAAGGAATGATAGGCTTAACTCTCGGATCTTATTTTGGCGTTAATACTGGATTCGCACAAGTAGATATTTTTGAGTTTATTCTTTACGATGGTAATGAAGATCCCACAGACAATGAAACTGGCCTTAACACAAAATGGGTACTTTATTAAGGAGGCAGAATGAGATTTTCAGTTGAAAACGAAGCTCTTGATTATTTAGTTGGGAAAGAAGTTAAGGATGCTGCTAATCCAGCGATTTCTTATATATCCAAAAGCAGAAAAGAATCTAAAGAAAAGTATGCTAAGTGGATTGAACGAAAACGGTTTATGTTTTCTCCACAGGAGTTTGAAGCGTTACAAGGTAAGATTCAGAATCAGTCTGTTAGAGATCATTATGGAAACGTATTTGTGGATTGGACAGAGGGCAAACCAAGGCGTCAGGCTATTATTATTGTTGAAGCTGATCAGAAGGACAATGCAAATACTATTGCTAAACAGATCGACAGTATAGGAGGAGACCAGACGTTCTCAGGACTGGGTTTGTCTCCATCTGGTGAGGGTTCAGCTACGCATTACGGCTGTAGCTGGAACTGCTCCTCTAGCGAGTATGATTTCTTAGTCGAGAACTTCATTGTTCATGATGGTGAGAAGATATCTTTCAATGACGTCTTAGATCAACTTGGATTAAGGCGAGTCCAGGAACTTGAGATGACTTCGGAGAAGTTATAATGTGGACGGAGATAGGAGGAGCAGCACTCGTGATAGGATTAGGGATTCCAGCATTTAGATTTCTCAACGGTCGTATCACGCGGACTGAAGACAAAGCTGGTGAGACATCAAGCAAGATATTTGACAAACTGGACGCCCAGAATCGAGAAATCGGGGAGGTCAGAACTAGTTTGAAGGCTGTGAAAGAAACGATGCAAGAAGGCTTCAAGAGGATCGAACGGAAGATCGACAATGGAAATAAACGTTAGGTTGAAGGACGATCCAGAAATCAAGAACATCATGGCGAAGTGCTACGCAAGCACTCGCATCAGCTCCAAGGTGTTGTTTCCTGAACGCTTCTGGCTTCCGTTCTCTGATTTGCATGAAGAGATTTTCAAGGTTCTGGACGATGATTCGATTCAACAGGCTGCTATCGCTGCGCCACGTGGCTTTGGAAAGACCACGATTGACACGATTGCTCATCCCGCTAAGCGGATTCTGTTCCGAGAGAAGAAGTTCATTGTTCCTATTAGCGCGACGGCAACTAAAGCAGTAATGGACGGTGAAAACCTCAAGCGAGAGCTCGCGACCAATTCGGTTGTTAAAGAACTGTTTGGCCCGATAAAGAGTGACTCGTTCTCTAAGGAACAGTGGATAACGCAATCTGGTACGATGGTCATGCCGCGTGGTGCAGGCCAGCAGATTCGTGGAATCCTGTTTGACAAGTATCGACCTGACTTAATCATTGGTGACGACATCGAAGATCCTGAAGCCGTACGAAACGAGGAGCTTCGAGCGAATCTCAAGGAGTGGTGGTTCTCAGATGTTTGCAACTCGATTAACCGCGCCCGGAAAGATTGGAAGATTGTTGTCGTCGGGACTATACTCCACGAAGACTCTTTACTCCAGAACTTGCTTGATGATCCTGATTGGTATAGCGTTCGGCTTGAACTTTGTGACGACAATCTTAGGTCTAATTGGCCTGGCTTTATGTCAGATGCTGAGGTTAAGAAACTTTATGAATCACATAAGAGACGCGGTCAGCTCGATGTCTTTTACCGTGAGTATCGCAACTTACCCGTATCTACTGAGGATGCTACATTTAAGCAAGAGTATTTCAAGTCTTACTCGGAAACGGATAAAGAGTTTTCTGAGATCAAACACCAGCTTGAAAATGTGGTGATCGTTGATCCAGCTAAGACAGTCAAGTTGCACTCGGCCGAAAGTGCTGTTGTTTGTATCGGGATTGATCGCCAGAGTGCCAGGCTTTACGTTCGGGATATTGTGTCAAGGAGGATGTATCCTGACGAGCTTTACAACGAGATGTTCCAGATGTGCTCTCGTCACAAGGTTCGTGTGTTCGGCGTTGAAGTTACATCACTTAATGAGTTCGTTACTCAGCCAATCAGAAACGAAATGATGAAGCGTGGTCAGATGATGGAGCTCATAGAGCTTAAGGCACGTGGCGGAGTTAAGGGTACTAAGGGGGAAGGCAAGGAGAAACGTGTCGCGGCGTTGGTTCCTTATTATCGCCAAGGCTACGTTTATCATAACGAGGCGTGTTGTACTGGACTTGAAGCACAATTGTTGAGCTTTCCGCGTTCTAAGCTCTGGGACATCATGGATGCAACAGCTTACATTGTGGAGATGCTCGAGCTTGGTGGACGTTATTTCGAGCCACCGGCGTTTGAAGACCCAGAAGATGAGTATAAGGAACTTTACGAGGAAGCTGAACCATTAGTGGAGGGTTGGAGATATGCCTAAGGTAGTCGGAATGTATGAAAAGAGCAGGAAGGGTCTGGCTCATAACATGGGTGGGATCTTTGGAAAGCCGAAGAAGAAAGAGGTTGCGCCTGCACCTAAGCCTAAGGGACAAATTAAGGACGTAGGTACTGAGACCAAGTCTGCTATTGAGAGTAAAAACGAAGCTCTTCGAGAGGCAACGAAGGAACCTGAGCCTACTCCTACACCTACACCTGCACCTACTCCAACAACACCCGAGCCTGAGGCTGATATCTCCAACAGAACGGCCACGATGGCTATGAGGAAGCGTAGGTTGGCATTTGAGAAGGCGGAGAGGGAGAAGAAAAAGAAGTAAATGGCCGACAAGAAACTATATGGAGTGTTCTTTGGTCCTTATCTTTATGAGGACGACGCTGCGCTAGATGATCCCGACGGTGACTTCTCAGGCATGACTTGGGATGCATCCGTTACAGATGGGCTTCATCTTTGTGCTGGCGTTAGATTCCTCGACTCAGATCAATCACACCACCTGACGCTTACGTGGAACGAGAATGACTCCGGGAATCGTACGCTTCAGTTCCTTGTCGCTGGTGGAAATCGTTCTTTGACATTAAATGAGAATTTCACGGTCGCCGATGGTTATGACGTCACGCTCCAGGCTCTTGGTCAAGCTAATCAACTGACGTTGAACGAAGGTCTTACTATCGGTGACGGTCACAGTGGAACGCTTACGTTCTCTGCTGCGTCCAAGGTTATCACGGTCGAGGACACTACCATCGCAAATAACCCTGCTTACGTGGACGGTCCGCTCTCGCCACAAGTTCTGTCCGGTTGTACTATTTCTGTTGGAACGAATGCAGGCACTGCGAAGGTAGCTGCCGGTACTGTTTTGCTTAGAACTACGGCTTCTGATTCTGGTGTGCTTCGAAAGTATTCTGTCAGTGAGACGGACAACATAACGCTTGCCAGTGCGGACACTTCCTATTTTGTACAGATTCAGTGGAATAGCGGCTCTCCCATTGCTGCCGTTTCTGCCTCTTCTGCCAACGGCCAGACGGATATCAACATTGGTAAAGTATTGAAAGAATCGGATGATACTTTTCATTACACTAATGGCGGGTACAGACTTTTTGATGGTGTAGCAAAACTGCACCACAGAGCAGGACACCTTAGGGAATGGGAGATGTGTTCTGAGGTAAACATCAGTGATAATGGAGATAAAACCTTTGTTATTAGTTCAGGACACTTCTTTAGGGGAATCAATAAGACAAGTTTTTCTACCTGGGATAGCTCAGGAGCAGACCGATTTACTTATGCACTTTATTATGACGGTGCTTGGCATTACATTGCCGATCAACAGTACATAGATGTAGACAACTACAACGATGTAACTGATGCTGTTGACGGACTCAAAACGTGCAACAGATATAAGTGTGACTGGGTGTTCGTACATCCTGATGATGGAGACGTTTTTGTAGTCTATGGTCAGGACGACGATAATGTTGGGAACATCGAGGACTCCACGGTTCCTTCTCTTCCTGATCTGGTAGACACGTTTGGTGCGTTGATCGGAAGAATTATTATCGACGGCGGTACGACAGCATTTCATCGAATCGAGATGATTAACCAGACGCCGCTTATTCCTTCTCCAGTTATCGACCACAACGATTTGTCAAGCATTCAGGGCGGGACTACGAGCGAGTACTATCATCTTACTTCTGCCCAACATACGGTAGCGACTCAGGCGGCAACAGATGCGTTGGATGGATACATGACATCGACCTATGCTGGGAAGCTAGACGGCATTGAGTCCGGGGCTGATGTTACTGACTTTGCCAATGTCCAGGCAGCTCTTGCGGCAGCTTCGGGGGCAGTTGATTTCAACTCCCAGAATTTGACGAGTGTGGGAACGATAAGTTCGGCTGGATTATTGGCTCTGGATGGTGCGAGCGGCACTCAAGTTAATCGTAATACCATTTCATTTATAGATTTGAAAACACCAAGTGGCGGAAGCTCTACCAATAGATTTCGTATTTCATGGAATGGAGCCGAAGCTAGATATGAAAACATTGATGGCAGCACAATAACGCACTATTTTGAGGGAAAAATTCTAGGGCCAATTACTTATTCTGGTGGCGCAGTTAACTTTGAGAGAAATTCATTTGTATATTTTGATCTTAAAGTGCCAGCCAGTGGGACTTCTACCGATAGACTTCGTATAAGATGGGATGGAGCACTAGCTAGATACGAAAATATTGATACTGCCGATGGAATAACGCATTTTTTTGATGGAAAGATGGGTGTTAATATAGGTACTCCGTCAGCTCAGCTCCACGTAGATCAATCTTCAACCACTGCTGCGATTCCGGTTTTAATGCTTGATCAGGCTGACGTAAGTGAACAGTGTATTAAATTCACTTCCGATTCTGCAGATAGAGATATTAACCTTTTCACCGTAGATGTTACTGGTACACCTACACTGAAGTGGGATGAGTCACTCAGATCGTGTTTGATAATGCTGATAATCAGTTGGAGATAACTGGTTGGGTTGGACTTGGAGTAACACCCGCATATAGATTTTCAATAGGCTCAACCGATGGTTCTGATCAGATTGGGCTTTATCACGATAATACACATGCTGTAATGCAGTGGACTGATGGCCGTTTATATTTTAAGACTGATGAGGGAGTCAACACAGATACGGTATTGTCTATCCTGGGAAAAGGGACAGGTCGTGGAAGACTGGATATTGGTGATGGCGGTCTTGCATCGGGTGTAGCTTTGGCGCTATATTACAAGGGGGGAAGTTCAATACTGAAATTGGGAAATGATAATACAGGAATGACTGCTACAGATGGCTTCGATTTAATTATGGATGGTACTGGAATTGATGTCTATGTATGGAATAGAGAAGCTGGAGCTATGGTTTTTGGAGCTAGCAATGCAGAAAAAATGCGTGTCGGAGCAAATGGCAATGTCAGCGTCGGGGGGGTGGTAACTCCGCTTGCAAAATTTCACGCAGACCAGTCTTCAACCACTGCTGCAATCCCAGTTCTCTACCTTGATCAAGCAGACGTGAGCGAAGAAATGATTGAGTTTAACACCACGATAGGTGAAGGAAATGCAATAGAAGCTGTGGGAAGCAAAACACTAACAACAACGCACTTCATAAAGGTAACGTTACCAGGCCCTCTGACTAGGTATATCCCAGTAGGGACGATAGCATAACGGAGGCTTAGATGCCTAATATTGTTTACGGAGATGTTGGTAAGACCAACAGAACGCTAATAACGAACGCGGACGAGAGCTACGATTACGATTATCCAAACGGGCTTAATCTCGACCCGAAGTCTGACCTTCATCGTTTTATTATAAACGAAGTTCTCCAACGTGCGCTCGTCAGCCATCGCGTGATGCAGAGCCGTTTCGATTCGTGGAACGAGATCGATCGTTGTCTCACAAGCTACATGGAACCAGACGCTGGTGGGCTAGGAGAGCTTGACGAAGAAAGGGACATTAAGAGGGATAAAGGAAGTAAGAAGAAGCCTGTTAGCATAGTGTTTCCGTACTCTTATGCAATCCTGGAAACGGTGCTTACGTACCTTGTGATGGCGTTCCTGGAAGAGCCGATCTTCCGTTATGAGGGCGTTTCACCTGACGATGTAATCGGCGCGATTCTGATGGAGTTGATGGTCAACCTTCAATGTAACAAGACGAAGGTTGCTCTGGCCTTGCATACGATGTTTCGTGATTCACTTGCTTACGGAATCGGCATTGGTGCTCCAGGTTGGCATAAGCATCATGGTGCAAGGGTTGTTGAGGGAGCACAGGGCTTCCTGGGTTCACTTGGAGCTTTCATCGGCACGCGGCGTGAGAAGACTACCACCGAACGAGAGCTGTTGTTTGAGGGTAACAAACTCGATAACGTTGACCCGTACTTATGGCTGCCCGACCCGAACGTTCCATGTCAGAAGGTGCAAGATGGTGAGTATGCTGGATGGGTAGATCGCACGAGTTATGTAAAGCTGCTGAACGAGGAAGCCTCAGGTCCAGACCTTTTTAACGTTCGTTACTTGAAGTTGTTGATTAACAAGAAGTCCTCGTTGTATGGTGAGGACGCTTCCAAGCGAACTGAGAAAACAGGAATGTCGATTCGCGAGGCTGGTGGCAGACACGAGGCTACCGATCCTGTTGATGTCGTTAACATGTACGTCGACTTGATTCCGAAGGACTGGAATGACGGCGGGGACAATGGTCTTGGAACGTCAGAGTATCCTGAGAAGTGGTTGTTCAGCGTCGCCAGTGATTCATTGGTAATTCGTGCTAAGCCGCTTGGTTTGACTCATAACCTGTATCCGATCGCGGTCGCTGCACCAGATGCTGATGGTTACACCTCGACTCCAGTTTCAAGAATCGAGACGTTGAACGGACTTCAAGGCACACTTGACTGGTTGTTCAATTCTCATATCGCGAACGTGCGTAAGGCCATCAACGACATGATCGTTTATGATCCTTATCTTGTTAACGCTAAAGACCTGGAGGATCCGAAACCTGGTAAGCTAATCAGGATGCGACGTCCTGCGTGGGGACGTGGAGTTGAACATGCGGTTATGCAACTTCAGGTCAACGACATCACACGGCAGAACATTGGTGATTCGTCGTTCATCGTTCAGTGGATGCAGAAGATCGGTGCTGCTGATGATCCTATGATGGGTTCGTTGCGCCAAGGCGGGCCGGAGCGTTTGACTGGCCAGGAGTTTCAGGGTACGCAAACGGGAGCCATTCGTCGATTGGAGCGAATTGCCAAACTTATTGGTCTGCAAGCGATGCAAGACCTTGGCTATATGTTCGCCTCACATGCTCAGCAGTTGAGCTCAATGGATAACTTTGTGAAGTGTACTGGTCGCTGGCAGGCTGAGTTGATTGCGGAGTATGGTGAGAAGATGCAGCGTGGTAGGGTTGCTGTTACGCCGTTTGACATTCTCGTTGATTACGATGTGATGGTCAGAGATGGGAGCGTGCCAGGCGGTAACTTCTCAGACGTGTGGATGAGGATGTTTGAGGTTCTTGCCGAGCATCCAGAGCTTGATAAGCAGTTCGACATCGTTCGGATCTTCAAGCATATCGCTCGTAACGCTGGAGCCAAGAACGTAACCGACTTTGAGCGCACGACGCCGCCAGCCAGGATCGTTCCTGACGAAGTAGCCCTTCGCGGGGTTGAGGCTGGAAATCTTATACCAAGGGGAGTATAATGCCAGACAAAAAGGAGACCTTGTTTGACAAAGTTCAGGTAGAGTTAGTCAGTTCCCCGAATGAGTTTAAAGAATGGCTGGAAGCGCCAGCTTGTCAGGATTACAAGAACCAACTTGTGGCCTGGCTTAAGGACATCCAGCTTACTTTGGAGGATGCTGATAACATTCTACTTGACAAAACCCTCCATCGTTTAGGAGGGAACGCAGAGGCGCTGCGTTATGCTTTGGCCTTGCTTGACATAACGTTGGCAAACTTAGAGGACGACATACGTGATATTTGATCAACTGTGTTCATTTTATGAACGAAGTTTAACAAAGGAGAACTATTATGGCAGACAAAGTTGTAAAACAAGACGTTGAGGAAATGCTCAATTCGTTTCTGGAAACGCCTGGGGAGCCTCCAGCAGAGCCATCGGTAGAACCGCCAGCACCGCCGGCTGAGCCACCTGCTGAACCTCCGGTAGAGCCGTCAGTCGAGCCACCCGTGGAACCACCTGCGGAACCGCCAGTGGAACCACCGGCCGAGCCTCCAGCTGAACCGCTTGCGGAGCCACCTGATCCTAGGTTGGCGGAGCCACCTGCTGAACCTGCTGAACCTGCGGTTGAGCCAACTGAGATGGAGTTGTTGCAGCGGCAGAACAAGCTTCTGCTTGAGCGAATTGAGAAGATTTCTGGTGGTGAGTCAGTGGCAGCAGTGCCGACTCCTCCAGCTGTAGAACCGAAACCAGAGGAGCCTACACCTGCGGCACCTCCTGCTGAGCCAGCTCCTGTCACTCCATCGGCCGAGATCAAGGTCGACGAGATTAACTTCTTGGAGGGTCGAACGCAGGAGGACATTGAACGGATAATCGAGAGCCCTACTGAGCTTAACAAGGTGCTTAATCAGGTTTACTTAAAGGCCATTGAACGGTCTATCCCTTTGGCTCAGGAACGATCACTACTGGCTATCCCACAGGTCGTGGTTGCTCAGTTACAACGCTACAATACGATGAAGGGATTGGTCGACGACTTTTACAAGGAGAACGAGGATTTGAAGATTGTGCAGAAGACCGTCGGGATGATTGCTAATGAGGTTCATTCTGAGCACACTGACTGGACGGCGAAGCAGGTTTTTGACGAGGCCGCGGTACGCACGCGTAAGGCTCTTGGATTGCCGGAGCCTCCACCAAAGCCTGCAAGCGATCCTAGCAGGCCTGTAGTTACTCCACAAGGAGCACCGCCTGATCCTGCTTTCGCAAATCCTACAGGTTCCCGTCGGCGCGGGCCAGCAAGAGCGAAG